CATTTGTGCTTGAATCTTGTATTGTATATGTTTTATCAAGATAAATAAATCCATTTGTTCCAGATATTGCTCCCAAATCACCTTCTAAAGTAGCTATATTCTTATTTAATAAATTTGAATATTGGCGCATAACTAATTCAGCCAACATACCAAAATCTTCTGGTGGGTAACCATATCTGTACCAATCCCTCCAAATAATACCTTCTTCATCAAATAATAAACCTACATTATTTTGTATTGGTGATGCACCTTGATTTGGATAAATCGCACTATAAGGAATGTCTATATCTGTTGCAATTTGTGATGTTGCACCAATATTCCTTGTTAATACAACCTGTTTAATTGATGCATCATTTTGCGTTAGCTTAACGTTCTTTATATATCCACCTGTTGCGCCATTTGCTGCTTCAAACTTAACACCTATTAATCCTTCAATAACTAAACTTAAATCTTGTGAATAACCCATTGGTATATCAATAGTATTATTAACATAAGTATTAAATGTATTATATGTAACATCCCTAAAATGTACTGAAGTTGACCAAACATTATTATCTCTTAAATAATAAGTTACACCACCGATAAAAGCCGTTATATAAACTCTTATTTTATCTCCAGCATTTGCACCTTGTAATTCAAAAGATAAAGTAGCCTTTGTGCCATACATTTTTGGCAAATATTCATAAGCCGTAGGCAATGCAAAATAGTTTTGTATATAAGCATTGGTGCTACCACCTAAATAAAAAACTTCATACCTATTTGATTGGTCTTCATTTAAAATAACCAAAGTTGCTCTTGATGGGGCAACCTCAAACTCACTCCAGCCATTCGCTCTTAATGAAGAACCAGAACCAGTAGTAAATTTAAAAGTTCCATTATATATATAATTTGCAGCGTAATTATACGGCAAAGTTGATTCAATAGTTGGGAATCCTTTTCTTACTATTTTGGTTTGACTATTATTTACAAAATGAACATTACCATCTTGATAAGGTTGAATGTTTATTGTATTTGCTAATGTACCATTACCACTTACACTTGGCGCATCTTCAACAACATATCTTGTATAATATATTGTGTCAGCTTGTTGATTCATTGGCAAAATATACCAATCTCCATTTGCTTGGAATAACCTACAACCAAAAGTCTTAATTATATTTTCTAAAATAGTATAATAATCTAATTTATAAAAATCCCTTTTGTATTGATACGTTTGACTAAATGGTTCATCTCCACCAGCATCGCCTCTGTCAAACATTCCATCTGCATAGTAAGAACAACAAGCATAAATAAATATCATATCTTCAAATGGCAATTGATTTAAAGAAATACCAATAATGTCAATTAATTTAATTAATGAATTTACATTTACATCACCATCATAATATATATATCTTAAAAATGAAAGTCCATCAATACAAGTCATACTTACTTCTTGGTTACCTGTTGTAAATGGAACTTGAAGATAATCGTTAAGTAAAAAACCTCTCCATTTGATTACGTTATCAATAACTAATTCAACGTAATATTTTGTTTCATCAAAGTTTAATAAGTCTGGGAAATTATCGTAATCGTCTTGATCTGATATAATAAAAGACACATTTAACTGCGAAGATATTATAAAAGCAATTGGGTCTTCATTTGTAGCATTTGGTACTAAAGAAACATTTGTTCCTATATATGGAGTAACTGTTGCACCAACATAGCTTTTTTCGTATATCTTAACTATTAATGATGTTTCATTTCTTAACTCTTGCGTTATTGTATATCTTAATCCGTATGCCATTATGCTAAACTAATGTTTTGTCCTTTAAGATTAGATGCCTTTTGCGCTCTATTTGTAGCTAATAATAAATCTTGTCCTCTTAATACAAATTGACCTCCATTTTGAGTAGAGCCAAAATCACTTGCTAAACTTGTTAAACCTCCACCTCCACCTACAGTTGGCAATCCCAATGCAGTCATAACAGCTTTAAATATTAAAGCCTTAAGAATCATTGCAGTCAATTGAGCAATAATTTGTTTAAATGATTCCTCTAATGCTTTTCCTATATTTTCACCATTTGCCATAGCTTGAAACATTGCTTCAAATGCTGGTGTAATTGTATCAGTAATTCCGTTTGCTAATTGTAATTGAGTATTATATGCTTTTAATGCCGCTTCATTTTTAAATATTTGTTCAGCATTATATTGTTGAGCAAACATTGGTAAATCCTTACTTAAGTTATTTGGTGTTGCAGGTGTTTTTATTTCATTTTCGGTTTGTATAATTTGAGTTGTACTAACCTTTAAAACTCTTGCTTGTTTACCTAATTTTTCAACACTTCTAGTTGCCTTATCGGTTGCTTTTGTTGTATCATCTGCACCTTTAATAAAATTAAAAAAAGGATTCCCAGATGCACTAACATATAAATTATTTACCTCTGTTCTTAAACCTATAATTCCACTTCTTAATGCCAATGCTTCATTTCTTGCCTCTATGTTAGCATCCTTTGCTTTAGCAATTGCACTCGCTTGATAAACCGATGCGTCTGCATATCCATTAATTGCTAATTTAGTTGACTCTAATGTTGCATAATATTCCCTTCCTGTTTGTATTATTTTTTTATTTGCTTCAGCTAAAGCAATTGTCTTATTAGCAATTTCATCAATATATCTTGTAGTAATTGCTTGTGCTACCAACGCTTGTGTATATAATTCAACTGCGCCTCTTGCTTGGTCAACAGTTGTAATTGTTGATGCGTATGCTTTATTTACCTTGCTTAATTCATTTACAACCGCTTTAAATGCCTCTGCCCTCCTTTCTTCGCTTACATTTGCATTTTGACTTATTGTTAAATATGCTTGTAATCTTATTCCTGTTTCACTTGCTTCGGCTCTTGCATCTCTTAAACTTTGTGCAAATTTATCTTCAGCCTTAGACGCTTCAGTTGTACCGCTTATAAAATCTGCTATTTTAGGACCAAATGCGACTAATATAGAAGAAACTGCACCCAAAGCTAAACCAATACCAGCTGGCCCCATTAAACCACCAGCCATTGCTTTTAAAGCAGCACCAGAACCCCCAGCCTCTTTACTTAATCTTTGGAATGATTCTAATAATGGATTCAAGTTATTCGCAATACCTATAAATCCGTAAGGAGCATCTTGCGCAACCCTTGATAAGTTTGTTAAAGCATTTGTAGCTTGATTGCTTGTACTTGGCAACGTTTTAAACGCAGTACCTAACTTTGTTGTTGCGGTTACTGTTTCTTGTATATTTTTAACCGCTTGTTGATTGTCTGCGGTTATCGTAATTTTTAACGTTTCTTGTGCCATTTTATTATTTTACTCCATACAACTTTAATGTCCTTGCCAATTGTTCTTGCGTCAGTTTTGGCTTATCTTCTTCAACTTCATCACTTGGCAAAGGGAAAAACGATTTTAAGCTCTTTGGACTTTTCTCACTTGTATTTACTTTATAAATCAAATAAGCCACCATCCTTGTTCTTTCCCACTCCCTTACCTCTTTGTTTTGATAAGCCGTTTTATATAATAAAAATTCTCGCCACGTCAATTGCCAAAACTCGTTAAACGTTAAGCCAACTTCAATAGCGAGAATAATTATTGAGTCCCAACTATAAAACCCTAATTTTTTTTTTCGTCCGTTTCCTTTTCTGGCTTTAAATCTGGAGTCATTGAGTCTTGCATATATCTCATAAACTCAACCAATTGTCCATCTTTTGCAGATAACCCACCAACTTGATCTATCCATTCGCACACATCAAATTCATCAAAGTCAATAGGCTTTTTAAGGCTCTTGCATCCACTTTCTGCTGCGGCTTGTACGATATGAACGATTGTATCTAAGTCATAAACCCCTCCAGATAAAACCTCAATTAGCTGCATTAGATTTTTATTCTCTAATTCGCAAAACCTTTTCATAGCCCAAGTTCCCCACTTTAGGTGGATTGTGTTGTTGTCAGTCTTTAATTCGTACATAGTTTTTTATTTATTATACAGTTTCAGTTTGTGCAATAGGAGGAACACTTACTACGAAAGTTGCAGTAAATTTAACATCATCTTTATCATCTGCAGTTACACCGAAATCGCTAATAAACACTAAAGAACCAGCACCACCATAAGTGATATCACCTGCAGCTGGAGTTGCTTTACCCATCTTAATTGCGAATAAAGTTTTAGCAGCGTGAGCAGCATATAATTGTTGGTAGCTATCTTTAGATGGTGTTCCTGTTTCATCAATTGCAAAACCTTCACAATCAAAAGATTGAGAAAAAGAAGGTGCTGGAGTGTACTCGTTGCCACACTTAGATGTTGCATCTATTGTGTCATTAGTTGATGTTAAAGAGTTTGTAGTCAAACAAGCAACAGGCTTGAATGTACCATCATTGTTTATGTCAGCTAAGAGGATATAATCTCTACCGCTTACTTTTGTTTCTGCCATTTTATTTAATTTTAAATTTGAGTTATTATTATATTATAAGTTATCAATACTCTAAAAACGTTATCTAAAGGATTTAAGCCGTCTAAGTTTCTTACACTTTCAACACTTAAACTTGATGCCGTAAATCCGTTTGCCAAAGTAATATTGGTGTCCGAATTGATTGCAGTCAAGACTAAGTCGCTTATAGTTTCAGCACGTTTATAACCAAAGTTAGCATTTTTTGTAATAATATCAACTGTGATGCTAATACTATTTGTGTATCCAGCTTTGCCTTGATCTTGACTTGATGTCCTACCTGTCATTACAATATACTCATTACCTGCACCTTCTGGAGCAAAACCATCGTAAACAACTAATCCACTCGCACTTGTCAAGTTAGTATAAAACCACTTTTTTATTTCTATATTAGGATTTAACATCTAACAATTTTTTTAGTCTGTCAATTAATTTTGGCTTTTCCGTTTCATACGAAGGTATCAAATAAGGTTGAGGTCTTATGTTTACCGTTCTTTTACCTTTGCCTTTAAATAATATAGCCAAATCTTCATATCCTGCTGGTATGCTAACTTGACCACCTGTACCAAATTCTATATAAGCAGCATATTTAGCCTTTGCCTCTACTTCAAAAGTCAAATCATTTACTGGCTCAATAGATATACTATTTCTTAAACCAGATAAATCAACAGGAGCAAGTCGCTTTGCGCTACTTTGTATAGTTAAAGCAGAAGCATTAATTTCATCCCCTACATCTTGCCTTAAATGTTTATCCATAGTTTTTAAAGCATTCTCAACTTCCTTTATTCCTGTTAAATTAATTCCAAATGCCATTACTTGTAAATTATTAACTCCAA